CGTCATTATAATAATTGAACATACAATTATTAGTAAATGTCATATTAACAGACGGTGTATTAACAACTCTCCAAGTAGCCGGTGTAACCTTAACACCTGGTGTTGCGACTTCATCTACAAAGTCTGGATCACTTGACTTGTTAATAGCATTTGTTCTTTTTAGTATTTGAGCGGTAGACCCAACAGTAGTACCGTAGACTCCATCATTAAGAAGTGAGCCTTCGACAATAGAAACTGTGTCTGCTGCAAATCCATTACCTGTACTAAATTCAGAACCTGATCCAGCAAAAGTAATTGAACCATTAGTTTCTCCAGTATCATCGAATGTTGCAGTACCTGTTGCAGTTGCAGTCCTATCAATATCTAAGACTGCAAATGTTGAGTCTTGGAATTTTAATGGGATGATGTTAGCAAATGAGTCTGCTGCTTCATTAGCAACGCCTGACATATCTGTTTGGCTCCATTTAGCTCCGTATACTGTAGGTTCTATAGTCAATAGCCCACCAGTTTCTGCTGAAACGGTTAGCGTGTGACAAATACCACCTTGAACACGAAGGTCAATAGCAGCTGCGTCCCCGTCCGGTTGTAAATGCCTTACAAATTGTGCAAAGTATTTTGTATCAGCTGATACGTATCTTGCGCATTTGTAAACCAATTGTCCGGCAGCTAGAGCAATTACGCCTTTACCAGTGCCTGTATTAGTAACTTTTGTAAATCCATATTGAAATAATAATTGTGCAAAAAGAGATGTGTTATAAGCGTCCCCGTTTTGAGGAAGGTTAAATTGAACAGCCTCTCCAGTTTGAACAATATTATACTCAGACTTACGTCTTGTAGCAATCCCAGTAGCTTGCTCTGTTTCGAGGTTACCACTAGGCGCTTTGTAATTAGGGTGATCGTTTAATGGCATTGAAAATTTACCAGCAACAGTTCCTGTACCTTGGATACCAATTTCTGTTCCAGCATAAGAAGGTATTACCTTCAACATGTGGGCAGCCAAAGTGGTTCCAGTAGCGGTTTTATCAAACTGTACTGTGTAAACGTCTTGCCATACTGTACGAGTAGCCATATTGTTTACTCCTTTGAGTTTATATTATTATTGGTCTTCATTGGATCCTTATAATAATAGGTTATTTTTTCTTCTTTTTACTTTTTGGCTTTGGCTGATCTTCTTCGATCACCGTACCTTGTTCAAATTCTGGTTCCGGTTCTGGTTCCGGTTCTGGTGCTTTTTCTTCAACCTTTCGGTAAGGTCCTGAAAAGACCTTTAAAGCTTCAACATCAATTTCACCTTCTCCATTTGCCATTACTTCTACAACTTGTGCTGTTAGTTCTGGATCGGATCCGGGTATTATGCTGATTCCCATATCTTGTATTTTAATTCTAGCCATAATTTACTCCTATTAGCTTGTGGGTAATGATTCATAACTTGATGTATTAAACACAACCTGTGTTCCAAACAACAAATCACCACCTCCGGTTATTTGTCCATAATTGGTGCCTACGTAATCAACTTTATAGCAAGCCCCATTAAAATCGGGGTAAGACATAATGATTTGTCTGCATCTATTAGCTAGGTCTACATTGCGATCTAGCGACTTTTGCCTAGACTTAACCTTTGTTATAACGTTAATTCCTATAGCCCTGTCTACTGAATCTTGTCCAGCAAACTGGTGACTCCTTGCTTCTTGTTCTAATGAAACAAATACAACTGGGTAAACCGGCTGGGGAGGCAAGGTAAAGCTTTTAAGACTTCTTACATCACTTAATATGTTAGAAGCTAATCTTGCAGTTTTTATCATTCCTGCTGCATGATCTACTAAAGTTTTTGTATCAGTTTCAATTACTGAATCATTTCGATAAGTAGTCTCAAGAGTATCTTCAGTAAAAATAGGGTCAAAACTGTGACATTCAAATTCTAATGATGCAACATGTATAAACCCATTTCTAAAGGGTGTTGCCTTATTTGAGGATTCAACTGATACTATTTCTAAATCCATCAAAGTATTAACCGATTTAGTTCCTCTATCAGGTACTAAATAATCATCTGCATTAACTTTGAATATATCTTTGACCTGTTCGGTCATTCCCATTGATTGCCTCATTGAAGCTTTACTAGTATTCTTTTTAGCAACCAATTCAATTCTTATTGTACGCATCATGTGCATCTTATCTCCACGGTAACCTTGTAAAACCTCGTTTACAGGAGTAACAGTTATAAAAGGGAAGACTGCAGGATTAACTAAAGGTTCAGTAGACACTTTCCTTACACTCGGTAATTTACCGTTTGTTTTAACCTCATCTTTGATGTGTTGAGCTACATCTGCAACAAGGTCTGCCATATTAGTAGACTGGGCTATTGCCATTGTTTTCGTTTCCTACGTCTGGTATTTTAAATAATACCGTTACTATGTGTGTTTACCTAGCTTCTAATAACCGGTACGAGGATTGTAATCCTTGTCCGCGTAATTAGTTGCGTCAACACCGTATTCATCGATTTCATAATCGAGTTGTATGGGATCAATGTCCCTCGAGGTTAGGCCTTTTTCAAGAAAGGCGGTTCCGCGTTGTAATGCTCTTATTTGTTGTATATACTGGTCAAAGTATTTTTCTGCTGTTGCTGATGCATCAGGAACTTCTTCAGTATATATCGTATTTAAAATTTCGTGTGCTGCTAATAAAGAGCTTAAATGGACTAATGCAATTTCATGTGCATAAACCTTAATATAATGAATATCTCCATTAAAGAAGGTGCCATTAAAGATCCCAGAAGGTATTGTTAATTTACCGTCTGTAGTAGTAAAAGAGCTTCCTGTAGCTCCTGTACCATTAGGGCCTGTTAAATCACTTGTAACTGTATAAGCAGTAGCACTAGTGAATTTAAGTTGATAAACTTGAGTTGTTGTCAATGTTGAGGCAACAGTCAAGGTAGCGCTTCCAGCAGCATTTTGTAAAAGTATTGTTCCACTCTCTGAATTACCAAAGCGTGCGATAGGTGTAGTAGCATAAGGAACTGATGTTTTTAAGTCACTACCATAATAAGGTTTTAACTCCATCTTAAGCCTAGCATCCGTCCTTGTAATAAGACTTCTTATTTCCTCTCGGGATAAAACATTGAATTTATTCTCTTCAGGGTCATATAGTTGGGGAATTAAATCCACAACATCTAGAAAGTTACTGATATTTGAATTAGTTACTGCCATGCTTTACACCTATGATGTCCTATTAATTTATAAGAATTTACTGATAAGTCCCTCATCCTTCTTCCATCATTATTAATCTATTATATGCAACCACTAGCATTACCGCTAAGGGGTCAAAAACAAAGATAAGGATGAATATAAATATATTAACTACCAAATCAATAGGTAGGTTAACAAATTTAGCAACAAAAATAGCAGGACCTACATCAATACCGGTATCTAGCAAGTCCTGCTTTACGGTAGCGAGATCCGTTTTAAGTTCTAGTACCTTTTGACTCTGTTCCCGAATCAAAGGTGCGTATTCTTCCCTAACCTTTCTTTTAGCTGTCATATAATTATCAGGGTATGAATTGATAGCAGCTTCCATCTCCTCCATTAAATAATCTTGGTTCTTATTTAAATCTTCTATCTGCTGTTCAATAAAAGCGGATTGATTTAACTGTTTATTTAATTCAAGTGAGGCTCTTTGATAAGCATTGGATAAATAGCCATATATACCCAGGCTGGTAATAAAAACTAATAATATGGTAGCCGTAAATAGATAGACCCTCATTGCTGTATTAATTGAGGACCAATAACGATATAGATAGGAAGCAGTAACTAGCTTTCCCAATTCAAGACTTGAGGCCATTATCACAACTGAACGGAATGCCCCAGAAAAAAGAGATGATAACCCGAAGATAGAGAAGAACGCTGCACAAGCAGCTATAGAAAACGCTGAGAAACCTACTATGTATTTGAATAGCGGGTTTCTCTGTATTGAAGATTTAACTTCTACTTCTTCTTGGGTGCTGGCTTTTTTTTTGGTGAGATCTTATCTACAACTTTATCAACCGTAGATTTAATCTTCTTACCATATTTGCCAAACCTGTCAGATTTTACTTCTAATATTCTTTTCATTTTAATGCCTTTCTTAAAAAAGGGGCCTGCAAAGCAAGCCCCTTTTATGATTAGATCAGTATTCTAATTTACTAAGCAGTACACTTAGCAATGTATCTCCAATCAGTGTGGCCAATGCCAGCATGATAAGAGAATCTGAATCTTGAAACAATCTGGTTAGTGTAAGCTAGTTCGCTGTTAGCACCTTGTGATTCAGTAGCTGGAGCATAAACGTTTAACCATTTAAGCTGTTTACTAAAATCACCCATGTACCAGTCAGAAGCACTTGACAAGAATACAGATGAAGCAATGTTCAATCCGCCTTGTGCAAGGTCATTAACTGGGTTATAGGTTGGTGATACAGTATCATTAGCGCCACCACCTAACATTTGACTGTTCATGAT